GCATCACGAGCGGCCCGCCCAGCGTGCTCCCGCCGACCACATCCAACCCCGTCAGCGTGGACAACCCCGCACTGAGTGTCGTGACCGTCGAGGCGCCCGCGCTCAGCGTCGCCACGGTGGACGCACCCGCCTGCAACGTGCCCACGGTCGACGGCCCCGTGACACTGAGACTGACCAGCGTCGAGTTCGACGAGTTCAGCCGCGCCGTGCCGTTCAGGTAGCCGTCCTCGATCGCGTTGACTTCGTCCTGTAGATCGTTGACGTGCCCCGGCTGGATCACGTCCCCCGTGTTGCGCGAAGTGAACGTTTTGACTGAGCCTGGAAAGTTTGCCAACTGCGTTACTCCGCGAAGTCGCGCGTGTGCGCTTCCGGCACGACGCCGACGTGATACCCGAACAGCCGCAGGTCATCCTGCCCGCTGTAGGTGAACCGCTGCGTATATGTCCGCCCGTCCGCCATCAGCGGGAGCATCTTGAAGAACTGCCGCCGGCCCGCGCCGGCATACGTCGCCGTTCCATACTGCGCCGTGCCGTAGACGGACCCACCCGCAATCCCGATCGACAACGTCTGCGACCCGAGCGGCGTCCCGTCCACGTCCGGGTCCGACGTCAGCGTCCCCGCGTGCGGCTCATACTGCCCGCGCAGATCAATCCACCGCCCACGGAACGGCGCCATGTTCAGCGCCGGGCCCTGGTAGTCCGCCATCAGGTTTGAACTGTTCGCGGTCGTACCGACGCTCTCATGGAACACCAGCCCCGTCGTGCTGCCGTTCGTCGCCCACAGTTCCCCACGAAAGCCGTTTCCGGTTTCCGGCCCGTCCAACGGTAGATAGATCCCGATGTTCCGGTCCGTCGCGCTCCACGCCGGCCGCTGGTCGTTGAGCCGTGTGCGGATCATGTCCAGCACCCATTCCCCACTAACCGAGGTCGGATACCGCCGCGGGACCGCCACGCGGATCTCTTTCCGCTTGTGGTGATACACCACCGCGATCCGGCTCAGCGCCGCGGGCGTGCTGTTCGTGACCAAGTCCTGCCACGCCGGATCAATGTCATGGGACAACAGCCGATCGCTCGTCCCGTCGAAGAGATACGCGCCGCTCGCCCCTGCGTGCAGGACGCTGTTTTCCACCAGGCACACCGCGCGAGGCCCGAAGGCGCCGTCTTCCGCGGTCAGCGTCGGGCGCACGTCAAACTCCAGCGAGTTCTGCCCCACGATCACGAAGACCGTGGTTTCGCCGAAGATGAGCAGCGCATCCCCCAGCGGCTGGATCGCCGTGATGTTGTCGCCCTTCACGAAGGGCAAATCGAGAAAGAACAACCCCGGCCAGGACTGCGGCTGGAAGAGCTCCGTGAAGTGTAGGCGGTTCGTCACCGTCGCACTTCGCGCCCACCAGCGGTTCTTCCAGACGACTCCGAAACTGAGCACCGGCGGCACCGTGTGGTTGTTCGGAATCTCCGCGCCGGTCGTCCAGTTCGAGCTATTGATCGTCACCGTCGTGGTCGGCCCGCCGGCCTGCGCCTGGCTCGAGAACTTCCGCAGCACCGTCTCGCCGCTCGTCACGTTCCGGCAGTAGACCACCAGCGCGTCCACCTGCGCGTCCGTGGAGTTCTGGAGCACCGCCTGGATCGCCCCCGTCGAGATGAGCGTGATCGTGCTCGGCGTGGTTGCCCCGTTCGACTCGTACGCCAGATCCCGGTCCTTGAAGGTGTAGCTGACTTCAAACTCCGACGCGAGCAGCGTGCCCGACGCCACCGAGGACAGACTGAGCGTGGACGGCGGCGCAATGCCGAACCGCGTCCAGCTCGAGCCGTTCGTGGACTTCATCGGCACCGATGATGAATCGAACACCGCCACCAGATCCCGGTCAGCCGGGAAATACACTTCGTTGACCGTCGAGCGCCCCGACAACCGCGCCACGGAGAAGACGCCGTTGTCCGTCATGGTGTGGACGGTGCCGTTCGCGCCGTCGTTCACCAAGGTAAAGATCGTGCTGGCCGCGTTCGGGATCGTGGTGTTCAGATAGACGCGCGCCGCCCCGTTGATGCGCCCGCTACTCAGCGCCGCGGTGGAGACGGCGGTGTAGCCGGGACGCACGACCAGTGACCCCGGCTCGCTCAGACTCCAATTCGTGAGCACCTGCGCGCGATCCGAGGCCAGCAGCGACGGCGCCGTGCGGAGGTCCAGCCCGCCGGTCATGTCCGTGACCGGAATGAGCTGATACTTCCGCGGCGTTGACGGCTGCTGCGCCGAAGCCTGTTTAGCCACCAGAGTAGAAGTCCGGCCCGTACACCATCGGCTGATTCGGATCGGCCTGGCCGGCCATCAGCGTGCCAGTGGTCGGTGGTCGATAGATAGGAGGCGTCGATGGCGGGAGCGTAGGTTGTCCCGTCCCCGGTGCTGGCGGCGGCTCAGCCGGCGGGGGGTTGTAGCCAGGAATGAACGACGGCAACGGGAACCCGGTTGCGTTCTGGAACGGTTGCCCGAACGTCTGCCCACCCGCGACCGCCGACATCGGGTTGAACGGCGCACTCGTCCGCTGCTGCCCGAAGCTCGGCGCGTTCGGCGCGCTCGGCGCCTGCGGTCCCATCATCGCGGAGAACAGCATCTGCAACTTCCGCATGATGTCGTCAGGCGGTCCACCCGGTCCCCCCGCCATCAGCCCCGGCGGGATCGCCGGCGGTGGCGCCCCGCTGAACTTCGGCACCCGCAACCGCAGCAACTGGATCGCCTCCTGCACCGGCGACGTGCCGCGCGACTCCCCCGCCCCCGGTCCCTTGCCGCCTTCCGTAAACCGAATGCCGGCTGATTCATACGCCATGACTAGTTCCCTTTCGGTGCTTCCTCACACAGCGGTCCCGTCGCCACCCCGCGGAACTTCGGCTGCGGCGCGTTCACGCGCACAATCCGGCGCTCGCCGCACTCGGGACAGGCCGGCGCGTCCTGACTCGCATCGACGTCCGCCAACACATGCCCGCACGCAAACGTGACGCGGATCATCCCCGCCTCCGGGTGAAGTAGTTCTTCCCGAACGTCAACGCCGTGCCGCCCTTCGTCCGCGTGTTCTGCCAGTACCGCTGGATGTAGCTGTAGAAAATCTTCATCTGTCGGTCGCTCGCGTCGTAATCCCGCCGCAACTTCTCGAGCTGCCCCGCCGCGTAGTGGACCAGCGCCTGGTGATACGGCCGCAGGTCCGTGCGCTGCTGCCCCGTGATCGCCGAGGTCGACGGCAGGCTGTAGACGTTGAACGGCTCCTGCGTGTCCGACGTCATCGGGATCGGCATCGCGATGTAGGGCACCACCGCCTTCGCGCTCGCGCTCGAGCCCGTGCTCGGAATGGGCACGAAGCCCAGTAACCGCTGCCCGCCGTCCATCCGCTCGTAATACATCGACGGCAACTGCATCACCAGCGAGGACACCGTGGACGTCCGCCACCCCGGCTCGTAGCGATCGAGCCACGGCACATCCCGCCGCAACAGGTCGTCACCGACCAAGATCGTCACGTTCAGCGCGGAGTCCGTGTAGTGGAACTGCACGCCCTCCTTCGCCCAGCGCAGGAAGTCCCCCACGCCCGTGCTCGGATCGAACGTCAGCCCATACTCCCCGGTGCCGCCGGTGATCGTCACCGTCGAGGTGCGAATCAGGCACTCGGTCTGGTCCGCAAACTCCAGCGCCGCTTCATTGATCGCGCCTTGGCGCTTCGCCGTGGTGAAGAGGACCGTGCGGTCCTCGTTCCCGAGCTCGCGATCGAGACGTGCGCCGTAGAGGGAAGAGAAAGCCGTCATACCGGAGCCGTTCCCAGTAAGGTGATCAACGCCTCAGCCGCGGCACTGAACGTGACCACTAGTTTCGGATCTTGCGACGAGCCGCTTGCCTCCGACGACCTGACTTGCCACAGCGACTGAGCCGCACTCGACCACGTCGGCGCCACGTTCGCGACATCATAATTCGCGTTACGTGTCGCCAATTTCGTGATCCCGCCGGCGGTAATAGCCGACGTCAGCAGTGTGAGGTCCGTATAGGCCGACCCGGACTGATTCGCATAACTCGTCGGGGCGCTCGTTTGCGGCGTCGTCCCAATCTGCCCATAGTCGGCCGCAGCAAGTGCGGTGTCACTCGCCGGCGTCGCGGCGTAGATGTCCACGTCTGGCGTTACGCCGAGGCCATCGGTCTTGTCCGCACCGAACAACGATAAGACAGCATCGGTCACCACTGAGCCAGACAAGGTCGTCGTATCGAACAGATAGATCCCACGGTAGATGTTCTTCCACTGGTTGGTGGTCGCAGTCGCGGTGACCGCCCACGCATAAATCACGTCCGCATCGCTGGGATTGTTACCCGCGCCGTTCCGCAGCGTCGACCAGTCCTCGTTAGCATTCTCCCGAGAGACGAAGCCATCGACCGTCGTCACTTCCGGGTCTGGATCGGGAAAGACCGTGAAGGTGTCGAATCCGACGTTCAACGCCGGCAGCAACGGATTCGCCACGAACCGGTCCCACCCGTGCGCCGCTCGCCACAGGCCGTCGAGCTGATACCGGAGTCGCTTCGCGTACTTCGTGTGCGTGCGGCAATCCATCGTCAGCGTGCCATCAGGATTCGCGACGATGTAGTAGTGTGGCGCGAGCGCCACGATGCGCCGGTCGTATCCCACATCGCACCGACGAATCGCCAGCACGTCGCGCAGTTCCCGGCCGATCACCGGCATGGCGAGCAACATCAGCAGCGTCCGCTGATGGCGCGCGAACCACGACCGCGAGAACACTACAGGGTGCATATGAGCCGATCCGGCGTCAGGTTGTAGCCCTCCTGCCGTGCCCACTCAAGCAACTTCTGCCGCGCCTTCGTCACCACCTCGGCCTTCGTCGCGTCCGGCGGCGCGAGGATCATGCGCTGTCGCAGCCGCGTCCGAATGAACTGCTGCACGCCGTTGACGATGCCGCCATCGTCCACGCGGTAGACGCGCGCCAGGATGAGCGTCGCCTGCACGTTTCGCACGACGCGCGAGAACTTCAATTCCACACAGGGAAACGTCATTGCATCCCCAGCATGGTCAGCGACGGGGACGCGCCACCCACGGGGAGCGTGTTCGTGTCGTAGAAGTAGGCAATCGCGCCCGCGTGCAACGCCCGACTCGACGTGGTGAACGCCCCGTTCGTGGAGTCCGCCGCGGTCTGGATGATGTATTGTCCGAACGTGCGCGCACAGGTGTTCGTGGAGATCCACGCCGTCTGTCCCCCGCCCACTGTCAGCGTCCCGATCGTGGAGACGTTCAGCCGCGCGAACATCACCGCCACGCCACTCGTCCCTGGCGTGATCGTCGCCACGTTGTAGACCGTGCTCAGCGTCGCCGACGCCGTGCTCCCCGTCGGTCCCAGTGCGCGATTCGTGGAAAACCCGCTGAACTGCGCGCTGGCGAGCCCCCCCGACGAGTTCGCACTGAGCGTCACGGACACGCGCGTGGACGTGTTCGACACGTTCGTGGCGTACCAAATCTCGGCCCCCGCCACCGGCCGCGGCGACACCGCCCGAGCGGCGCGCACGTAGAGGCTCCCGGCGTTGTCCGTGACCGTGGACACCTGCACGCTGGAACTGCCCACCCCGATCCCGATCACGAGCGCATTGCCCAACGTCACCGCCGGCAGCGCAAGCGACCACGTCGAGGCCGAAGCCGTCACGTTCGCGCCGGTGGAATTGACGAACAGGATCGCCATCTACGGTGCCCGGAAGTAGCTCACACCCAACTGCACGCCCGCGCACGTCGTGCCCGCCGTCTTGAAGTTCAGCGCGTCACTGGCCCCAGCGGTGCGGAACAGATACCCCGGCGCCGCCACCGCGAGATTCGCACCCGCCACGGCACTCGACAGCGCCGCGAGGGTCAGCGGCCACAACAGCGTAGCGTTTGACGAGAAGAACCCCCAGTGGGCCGCAGTCTGATTCGTGGACGTGATGGTGTACGCCGTGACGTAGGTACGAAGGTTCGCCCCCGACGACTGGATCTCGACTGTCGTGCTCGCCAGCGCCGAGGTACTGGCGAAGACGTTCTGGATGTCGATCACCTGCCGCACTACCAAGCCGCTCGAGCCCGAGGACGGCGCGACGGTCGATTGCAGGTTCGTCCCGATCGTGACCGTGGCGAGGAGGTCCGCCGCAGACGACCGCACAATCACCGCGCCACCGAGCGAGGACACCTGCACGGTCGTGCTGTAGTTGTTGAGCTGTACCGCCCACA